CGCTCGCGATCCTTGTGATCCTTTATGCCCAGATGAACCGACTGCAGCGCAAAGCGCATGTCCTCCGCCTCGTCGATGTCCTTCTGCTTCTCGTTCCTGAAAAGCGCCTGCAGATGGTTTGGCCGCGTAACGACAAAGACAAAATCACATGCTGCCTTGAGTGCGGAACTTCCTCGAATGCCGCGCTGCACGTCCTTACCGGCGTGCGCCACGATCAGCACCGTGCAGTCATCAAGTTTAGATCGCCATGTAGAGCACGAGTTGATGAACGCTCCGGTATCCTGCGAGCTGTTCTCGTCGCCATTAAAGCTTCGAGCCATGGTATCTATGACCACCATCTGAAAAGGCTTGCCGACCTTCTCCTGGGCTTTCATGCATGCCTCGATAAACCACTGAACCATGATCGGATCGTCCAGCATGACCGCGACCGGCAAGATCACCAATGGACCGTAATCGCGACCGTAGTGCCTGGACCATGCAACCGCGCGCTCCTTGAGTCCCTGTGCGCCCTCTGCTGCTACATAAAGGACTGGGCCTTGGCCATCTACGTCGAAGCCATGCCATTGCTGTCCAGTGGCTACAGCAGCTGCCAGGTCCAGTGCCATGAAGCTCTTGTAGCTACCTGATGGTCCATACAGGATGCCAAACCCATCGGCGGGAATGATCCCGTCAACGATCCATTTCTGGCTGGCCGAGTCGATCAGGCTCTGCTCGGCATCAAAGATCATGCGATCAAAAAACACATCACTTGGCTCTTTCGGGAAAAGCTCGGTATCGCTGTAGCCTTTCTCCTTTTCTGATTTCACCCCCTTGCGGATATCAACAACGTTGGACCTGTCGATCTCGTTTTGCGTCTCGGCGTACTGCTCCCATTGCCGATGCAGCTCGCCCGGATCGATCTCTTCTTCTGTGCCTGGATTCATGTCATCAATCATCCTTGCCTCTTGATTCGATTATTCTGGTCAGCGCCAGGATGTAACGGTCAATCGACTGCTCATCCATGGTCTGCCCGTTAGCAAACATTCCATCGCCCACGGCAACTATCGATGTCTCTTTGTCGAGCGCCTTGCCACGCAACTTGGCAGGCGTATAAGCATTATCAATCTGCCGACATTTATTGCCATCCCATTCAAAAAACTGAGACTTGCTCCAATTCCCGAAAGCGCCACAATCCTCGAACCTTATTGCGAAGCCTTCATCTCTACCGATATTGAATCGGCGCAAGACTCCATCGCAAGGTATGGGGCGAAACTGCAAGCCTATGGCGGAATGGATGGATTTTTCGAAGTCCATGATTAGGAGATCCGGGTGATGGTAATCCCACCGACTTTCTTTCTGGACTCGATAACACGGCCAGATCTGCGCCCAAAACCTAGGGCTGCTCCCCTTATCCTTTCGACCTCGACCGTTGAGATGTCATCGAACTGCATGGACTGCCCTACCTCTATTAGCTCGAATTTGTACACCGAAGGACGTCCAGGCTTGCGCAAAATCGACTCATTCATACAAAAAATCTCATTAGTGGGGTTTGCGAGATTCTATACACCCTCAAGGCCACGTGTCAAGCGGACTTAGCTATTTGTAGAGATAATATGTGGATCGAAGATTTTCGCCTATACGATATCTATTATCTATACGGACAACCGTGTCCGGACCGGACATATTTCCGGACATCGTTAGCTTGCTATTGTCCGAAAATCCCGGACATGTGTCCGGTAGAAAAAATCCAGCAAATTCAATGGGATGAGAGAAATCCGGACAAGTCCGGACAAACGTGTCCGGGACAAAATAGGCCTCGACATAAGCCCGGACACACCCCCTTTCCCACTAAAGGGGAAGGGGGTTGTCCGGATGTCCGGCGCTTTTTGTCCGAGAAGCAGGAAAATGCTTGACCTTCAGCATGGGTGTATCTATAGTCATCTCATCGGGTTCGATCCTTCGATCCCAACCGCAGTACCAACCGCCAGAGAGGGCATCCATGATGGGCATAAAGCAGAACTACAAAACCGTGCGCAACTTCACCTGGGTCTACTATGTGATTGCGTTTGTGTTCTTTGTCCTGGCAATACAGGCGTTTCCAACTTCGCGCAATCCAGATGGCTCTTACATGATGTTCGTGTTCTGGGTCGCGATTGCAACTGGTACTGCTTTTGGGGCTGGGCGTAATAAGCGGGCAGATGCAGATAAAACTGCTCAACAGCATCGGGCGGGTTGATTATGAATATTGAACAGAAAGCATTGTTTGATCGGCTAACTCAGCTACAGCAAAGAGTTGCCGTAAACGTGCTTTCTGGTATGACGCAGAGGCAGGCTTATTATGAAGCTGGAGGGACAGCAGAAAACGAGAAAGCCGCCGATGCAATTGCTTCAAGAATGCTAAGCGACGCTAGGGTAATTGCTTTCATGGACGCCATGAAGCTGGAGGCCGTTTCCAATGCCGTCATGAGCCGCCAGGAGGCGCTGGAGAAGCTTTCCAATCTTGCGCGCACCGACCTCAAGGATCTGGTCGAATTCGGCTCATACGACCTAGGAGAGGACGCAGACGGAAATCCGATTGTGCAGGCTTCCTGGAAGATCAAGGATTCGGCATTGCAGGACCCGGCGAAGATGTCCGCCATCTCCGAGCTGACAGCTGGCAAGGAAGGCATCAAGATCAAGACGCACTCGCCGATAACTGCTATCCAGCAACTCGCCAAGATGCAGGGCTGGGAGTCGGCCAGCAAGCATGAGATCAGCGGACCCAATGGCGGCCCAGTGCTTACCCGCGACGTCAGCGACATGACCGATGATGAGCTAGCTGCATTCCTGCCATGATCAGTAGCGCCGATGCCGCCAAGGAGCTTCTGAGGCGTCGGCAGGCGCGCAAGTCCCTTCTGTCATTCATCTGCTACATCAACCCCGAATACATCGTCAGCGACTTCTCGATCATGGTCTGCTCGGCCCTGGAGAAGTTCATAGCCGATTGCATGGAGGGAGTGCGTCCCGTCCTGATCCTTCAAGCACCGCCACAGCACGGCAAGTCGGACATCGTCTCGCGCTACCTGCCAGCGTTCGTGTTTGGTCACTACCAGGATCTGCGCATTGCTGGCCTGTCCTACTCCAAGGACTTGGCCACCGACATGAACCGTGATGTGCAGCGGATCATGATGTCGCCTGAGTATCACAAGCTATTCCCGGACTCTTCGCTCAATGCTAAGCGAGCCGTGCACGTCGACATCGAGGCCAAGCGCAACAGCGAGACATTCGAATTGGTTGGGCACAAGGGCACTTACGTCGGCCAGGGCGTTGGCGGCCCACTGACTGGTAAGCGTGTCGACTTCGGCATCATCGATGATCCCATCAAAAACTCCAAGGAAGCGCTGAGCCCCGCCATCAAGGATTCGATCTGGAAGTGGTACGGTTCGACCTTCCTGACCCGCCTGAGCAAGAATGCAGGCCACATCATCATGGCTACTCGTTGGGCCACTGACGACCTTTCAGGCCGAGTGCTGGCTGCCAACGCTAAGGCAAGGCTACTGAGCTTTCCTGCCATCGATGTCGCTGGCAATGCGCTTATTCCCGAGCTGCATCCTGCCGATAAGCTGCTAGAGACCAAAGAGGTCATTGGTGATTACTTCTGGTCGGCCATGTACCAGCAGTCGCCTAAGACCATTGGTGGCGCGATCTTCAAGGATGAGGGTGTCAGGTACTACCTGCCCAAAGATCTACCGACCAAATTCGACAAGATCATCCAATCCTGGGACATGACCTTTAAGGACTCGGAAGGCACAGACTATGTTGCGGGCCAGGTTTGGGCAAAACTTGGGTCGAACGTCTACCTTATCGATCGCAAGAAGGAGCGCATGTCGTTCACCAAGTCCAAGCAGGCAGTAGTTGATATGACGGCCAGGCATCCCCAGGCAATGCGCAAGCTGATCGAAGACAAGGCCAATGGCCCTGCTATCATTGACTCGCTCAAGAATGAGATCCACGGCATAATCCCGGTAGAGCCAGATGGCAGCAAGATAGCTCGCGCGCACGCTGTGACAGCTGTGTGGGAGGCTGGCAACGTATGGCTACCACATCCTGACATCGCGCCATGGGTTAAGGAATTCGTCGACGAAGTGACAACCTTCCCCGCAGGCGCGCACGATGACGAGGTTGATGCCATGACGCAGGCGCTGCGAGACCTGTATAGTGCCAAGCGTGGATTCTTCGGTTAAACAGATCAACAGGAGCGCCTATGTGGCCGTTCAGCAAGAAACAGACTCCGGCCAGCGATGTGGCTGCTCCGACTGCAAAGGGCGTGTTCAGCACTGACGTTGGCGTGCTGGGCGCGCTCGTCAAGAAGCAGGAGCGGGCTGATATCTATTATCCGCAGCCTGCTGGTGCATTCGCCCAGGATGAGCATTTCAGCCCGACTGCTGGCTATCCGCTCAAGGGGCCAAGCTTTGGTGGTGTGCCTGAATCGCAGTTGATGTGGTATGCGAGCCAGTCCTTCATCGGCTACCAGGCGTGCGCGGTCATCGGTACGCACTGGCTCGTGGACAAGGCCTGCACTACGCCCGCCGAGGATGCTCTGCGGATGGGCTACCAGATCGATTGCGACAGCGCCGAGGCCGTTGACCTTCTGAACGATGTCGACGAGAAGTACCAGATCGATGCCCACATGAAGGAGTACATCGCCTTCGGTCGCGTGTTCGGTGTTCGCGTTGCACTGTTCGTGGTTGAGTCGACCGATCCTGAGTACTACATCAAGCCGTTCAATCCAGACGGCGTCGCGCCTGGATCTTATCGCGGCATTAGCCAGGTAGACCCGCAGTGGATTACCCCCGTGTTGACGCATGCGAACCTAAGCAACCCTGCTGGCAAGGATTTCTATCTGCCGCTGTTCTATCGCATCGGTAGCCAGCTCTATCATCGTTCGCACCTGTCGATCTACATCCCCTATCCGGTCACAGACACGCTGAAGCCGATGTATCAGTTCGGCGGCGTCTCTGTGCCCCAGCGGATCTATGAGCGCGTTTATGCGGCTGAGCGTTCGGCGAATGAGGTGCCGCAGTTGCTGATGACCAAGCGGCTGACTAACCTGAAGGTCAGTGAGGCAGCCATGGCCAGCCCTGAAGCCCTGGCTGCCAACCTGGAGCAATGGACGCTGCTGCGTGATAACCATGGGGTGCGCGTAGGAGCTGGCGAGGAAGAGGTTAGCCAGATCGACACTTCCCTTGCTGACCTGCCATCAAGCACCATGCTCAGCTATCAGCTGGTCGCGGCCTGCGCTGGCATCCCCGCCACCAAGCTGATCGAGACCACTCCGATTGGCTTCGCATCGAGCGGCGAGTACGAGTCCGAGAGCTATCGTCAGGTGCTTGAGTCGGTGCAGAAGCATCTTGATCCGATGCTAAAGGGTCACTATCTGCGCATGATGCGATCCGATGTAGCGCCATCGCTTGGAGTTGACCCGATGAAGGTTGGAATAAAGTGGGCGCCACTGGATAGCCCGACTGCTGCCGAGGCTGCAGACGTGGCGCTGAAGAAAGCGCAGACCGATCAGATCTACGTCGCCATCCAGGCCATTGACGGCCAGGACGTGCGCACCAAGCTCAAGGATGATGAGGATAGCCAGTATCAGAACCTGGCTGACATTGAGGATCCGCTCAATGTGCCTCAGGGCAACGTTGACCCATTGACGGGCGAGCCTGTAGCTGAGACTATAGAGCCTCAAGTAAATGAGGGGGTTTTGTGATGTCGAAGATTAATGATGGTGGTTGTGCATTTCCGTGTGAAACCTCGATGTATGCATCGTCAGGCAGGGGCATGTCTCTGTGGGATTACTTTGCGGGCAAGGCGATGCAGGGCATCTGTGCTCACGCTGACACCTGGGGTTTGAGCACCAACGAAAATATTGCGACAGCTTCTTACGATCTGGCCGACGCCATGCTTGCGGAGCGCGCAAAATGAAATATCTAAATATCGAGTCCGATAGGTTTTCATGCGCGAGCAGTTCGCATACTCGCGAAGATCACCATATAGAGCTTGTAGTTGAGGTTGATCAGAGCGCGGTCATCAATCAATTCACAGCCAAGGAGATCGTATCTTCTTTTGACATCGGTTCCCTGCTCGATGAGATCGGCATGTCGATTGCTCTTGAGCATTATGCGGGTCTTGGCAATATCACCATGGAAGACTTCCGCAGTATTCTGGAGCGTGCGAAATGATCGCGCACACGCCTGGTTCTTGGTACTGGGACTTTGACCGTGACGGGTTGGCAAGCCTTAGATCGGATGCTGGCGATGGAGAGCCCATCATGATTGATATTGGCCTCTGCCCTGGAGTTGAGGATCGAGCGCTGATCGCCGCCGCGCCGGATCTGCTGGAGGCTTTGGAGAATCTTGAAAATGATGCCGGTCAGATCCCTGACGATGCATGGAAGATCGTCAAGGATGCCATCGCCCGCGCAAAAGGAGAGCAACCATGATCGACCTAACCCCATACGCCACCTATACAGGCCTTGCACTGGACAAGCTAGGCGCCGACCTTGAGTTGCCAAGGCACTTCGGCGAGTGCGATGGAAGCTATCGAGGCCGGATGATCGCCAGGCTTGTGCGGAATATCCAGGCGAGCACTGATGCCTAAGAAAATCCGCCTAACCCGCAAGCGACTTCAGTGGGCAGAACCCCGGGCGGCAACGCTCAGGGGTTCGCCATTGGTCGCTCCTGCAGCCACCGCAGCGAAGTACTCAGCCGAACTTGAGCGCATGGTCCAGGCTATGCGCAAAGAGTACGACAGTGAGCTGCGTGGGCTGTTTAAGCAGTTGGGCTCGCAGATTGGTCCAGATACCCTGGCGCAGGATGCTAGCCTTGCGAGTCAGGCGCGGATCTTGTTCTCGTGGTTGTCGACCAAGTACGCAAAGCTGTTTGCGTCCAGGGCGTCGACCATCACCGAGCGCATGATCAGTGGCGCCTCCAAGGCAAGCCAGGTGCAGCTTGGCGAATCGCTCAAGAAGATCAGTGGTGGGCTGACCATCAAGGTTGCGGACATGCCAGGTGATCTTGCAGATCGGCTGACTGCATCGACCGCCGAGAATGTCGGGCTGATCAAGTCCATCCAGGCGCAGTACCACGAGAAAATCTCGCAAACGGTTCTTCGATCGATCCAGGCGGGCGGCAATGGTTCGCAGGACATCTTTGAGCAGATCCGGCACATAGATGGCGTCACCGAAAATCGGGCGAAGTTAATTGCTATCGACCAGACTCGCAAGGTCACGACAGCGATGAATGTCGAGCGCGCGGCTTCGGCGGGAATCAAGAAGTTTGAGTGGCTGCACTCAGGCGGCGGTGCTGATCCGCGAAGGCTACATCTCGACTACGATGGGCAGATCTTCGACTACGACAAGCCGCCTGTGATCGATGAGCGGACTGGTGAGCGTGGGTATCCAGGGCAGCTACCCAATTGCAGATGCGCCATGATTCCGGTTATCTCTTTTGGAGAAGAAGAGAATGGCTAGCAAACAGACGCTGAAGATGCAGCAAGAGATCCTTGCCAAGGTTTATGAGCTTATTGGCAGGGAATTCCCCGATCCGGCAAAGCTGGTTTGCAATGCCGTGACGATCACTATCGAGGCTGATGAGCGCGGTCTATTTGTAGACGTGAAAGAACGACTGATGCCTATTGAGCCTGCTACTGATGAGTGATAGTATCAAAGCCATGCTTCTGGCATATGAGCCAACTTCGTAAAGTTTGCCCGGTGTAGACCTCCTGCACCACTCGCCAAGGGCGCGATACGATGAATATGCAAGCCTGGGCCAAGTCATGCTGGTATCCTCGCCAGTGGCGAAAGAGGGGAAAAGATCAGGGCCCGCAGACGCGGATCGTCTTTATCGGAAAGCCCCGAGTACCGGAGTACAGCGGCTAAACCCAACGGACTAACCAAACGTCATGCGGGGCTTTACCGATGCAGATGTAGCGAAAGCCAGATAGACTGACGAGCTTAGTCGTTCCAATGGACGATGCAGGATGATGGGCGGTTCAACACCTCCAGCTATGACTCAGATCTCAATCCTGTGCATTTGTGTCAACGGTGAATAGTTCAACTCGCATTGCGCAGAGTCAGCGCCAACCAGGTATTGGCGAGCTAACCTGATCTGGCACAGGCACCGTGTAGGACTGTCGAAAGGCAGTAGGCCCAGCCCTAAACCAGCTGGGCTTTTTCATGCCCACCGAAAACCATTTGACACCCGATAGTTACTATCCTATAGTCCTCCTACCACCAGAGAGGACACCATCATGCAATACAATCAGCTCGATCAAGACAGGCGCACTGAGAAGGCTAATCTGACCATTGCTCAATGCATCCAGCGCTCCAGCAATCCCATCCAGGCATCGATCGCGAGCTTCGTTCGCCGAGAGATCAACCTGCACGAAAAGACCTTCTTCTTCGAAGACGGCAGCTTCATCAAATTCAATGTGACCTATACGGTTTCGGGTACGGGGGTGGCGAAATGACTATGCGCGTCGGTGGGCTTTGGGAATGCGAGGTGGCGGTATGACCGGCAAGAAGTGGTTCTATTGGCTGGGCAAGCTTCACGCAACGCGCGACCTTGGCCGGTACCCCCATTGCAGCTGGCCCGATTGGGCTTGTGAGGCATACGTCGAGGGCTGGGTAGAAGGTTTCTACATGGACGCCTCGCAGCGTCTGGCGTTTTGCAGAGCAGGAGAAGGGAAATGAGTTTATCTGACGAGATTCAGCTGCCACGACTTGATAGCCTGGCTGATATCCCATACGCCCAGGAAGCCCCAGCCAGCTGGGACCCGGACTATCGGAAAATATGGCAAGAGCTTCAGGTGGCGAACCGCAATAAGACCCAGCTCGGCGGACACATCCGGGAGCTTCGATCAAGGCTTTCCCAATCGATCGCCCAGCGCGATGAAGGGTTGGCGCGGGAGGCGGAGTTGGTCGAGGCTCTGCGACAGGCGAAATGCCACATCGCCAACGCCCAGTTCGCACTGAGCAAGGGAAATCCAAGCCATGGCTGGCTGCCACATATTCGCCAAGGCCTGTACGAAGCAAAGGCATCGCTGGCTAAACACGGCTGCGCGGATGGGGAGAAGGCGGAATGAAAATAGCGATATTGGGGATGGGTAATCCTAGCGTTAGGGTCTCGGCAATCATCGAAGAGCTAAATAAACAGTGGCCTGGCGCTGAAATTGTTTTTGTCGACGAGACGGACGAAGTAAGCATGGCCGACATCAAGGGCGACGCATTTGATGCGATTGCGCTGCATGAAGCGCCCATTATCCCACCCTACCTGGGCCAGTTCGATCACAACTACGATGGGATTAGGCGTAAAGGTAGGGGCGAACGCAAACGCAATAAATCTAACAGGTGGCGATAATGACCATCCCACGCAAAACCCTTATCGGCGCCACACTGGCAAGTCTGTGCATGTGGGCCGTCGGCTACGCAGCCTGGCAGGCGGTGTTCTCATGAGCGAGCTGACCATTATAGGCCTGCAGTCCTTGGTAGCCTCTCTGCGACACGAGCTGAAGCTTGTGAAGGCTCAGCGCGATCGGCTGATGGATGCTAAACCAAGACCAAAAATTAAGCCTCTAATTGAGGTCGGCACCAAGAGAGATGGCGCAGTTATCACTGCGCACAATTGCGGCCTTCATGTGCTCAAGTGCCGCTGTGGCGCCATATTCCGCAGGGGACGAGAGGCGCTCATAAAGGATCAACCCTGGCGCTGTAAGACCTGCGTCAACGACAACCACAGGGCAAACACGCTAGAAACAATGGCGGAAATGAAATGACATACGATCATTGGAACACTGCCGACATCCTTCCGCCGGTCGGATGCCCGATAGTTGTTATGCGCGCCGATGGGCCCGCGAAAGCCGAGCGAGTGGCGCACATCTCGAAGAAGGATCGACTGATGGAGTATCGGATGGAGGATGGTGAAGTGGTGCTGGGGCGATTACCTTGGACCTATCCATAAGAGAGGGCGCCATTGCGGCGCCCTTCTTGCTTCTACCACAGGACCTCTTGGCCTCCGCTGTAGGCGAATGTTGGGGAGCCTGCAGTGTTCACCGTTCGGATCCTGACGTACTTGCCTGCAGGAATGAATGCGTTCAGCGGCACCGTCTGCACTGTGTTCGCATTGAGCACCCCGCCCACTCCGCTCGTGCCCGAGAACGCCTGCACAAGGTTTGTAGTCATGGCTGCGTTGTCAGCGTATTCGAGGATGACTGTGCCGCGTGATCCTGCGACCAGCAGCGCGGTTACCGTCACGTCTACGCCATAGTAGACCGTTGCGGGTCTTGTGGCGCTGAGCTGGAAGGCCGTGTTCAGTGGGCGGGTTGCTGGCGATGCAGACGGTGATATTGCAGGACCCTGCGGCCCGATTGCGCCTGTTGCGCCTGTGTCGCCCTTATCGCCTTTCGGGCCAGTAGCGCCTTGAGGTCCTGCAACAGTGCTTGCAGGACCCATAGCTCCGGTTGCGCCCGTATCACCTTTCGGTCCAGGGATTCCTTGCGGACCCATCGCGCCCGTCTCGCCCCTTGCTCCAGGGTCTCCCGTAAACCCTCTAGGTCCGACCTGGCCATCTGGGCCTACAGGACCAGCTGCGCCCGTGCTACCAGTTGGGCCTACTGCGCCTTGCGGTCCAGTATCGCCCCTGTCACCCTTGGGTCCGGTATCCCCTTGAGGCCCTTGAGGCCCCGCAACGCCTTGCGCCCCATTCGAACCGTTTGAGCCTGGATCTCCCTTAGGGCCTTGCGCTCCAGTGTCACCTTTAGGTCCTGCCTCACCCTGCTGGCCTGGATCGCCATTCATCCCGGTAGGTCCGCGCGGGCCAGCCATGCCGTCGTTGCCGGGGTCCCCTTTGTCACCTTTTGCGCCACGATCTCCCTTTTCACCTTGTGGTCCAGCTGGCCCGGTATCACCCTTCGGACCTGCTGGCCCGACATTCTCAGCGGTATCAGTCCGCTCTTCGAGGATTGCGATTCGCTCACTAAGATCCGACATCTCATCCTGGGAAACGCCAGGGTCGTGAATTGTGCCGGTCATGATGGAGTGTCCGCCTGGATGTAGAGTCGAAGGCCCATTGAGCAGCGGATGAAGCAGCCAGGCACCCCTTCGTCGACAATGAATTCCGAATCAGCCTTTGTGCGCCTGCCGAAGGTTTCGGATGCTGGTGGTTTCTGTGCAGTCCTTCGCGTCAGCACCAGCCCGCTGGATTGGTTCTGGCACTGTAGCCTGGTGCCAACCGGAACCTTGGCTAGCTCGTATAGATCCTGCCAGCCGGTGATCTGGTTAATGATTATGTGCTCGCTGGACATGGCGTCCCTTCCGATGGTGTGGGTTCTGGCGAAGTATAAATTCTGAGCAGTCGACCGTCTATCGAAAGGGGTTGCGGTGCGATAGTTATTATCTTATAGTCTGATCATCGAAACGAACCGTAGAGGGCTCAACCGATGAACGCAGCATCCTTCGCAAGCAAAGAAGTAACCCGCCGCGCAGTGCAGATGTGCTACGACCTGGCCCATGCAGACTTCAAGTGGTATCGCGAATTCCGCAAGATGGGCGACCTGCGCTATGCAGAATTGAGCCTACGTTCCGGCATGGAGTATCGCGCCAAGGGCAAGCAGGTCATGCGCGAGGCTCAGCGGTGAAGCGCATCCCGGCAGAGATTGCTAGCCTCATGGCTGATCAATACAGGTCGGGGCGAACGGCGGCGCAGATTTCAGCGTCAACCGGATTCTCTCCGGATGCAGTCCGCTATCATCTGCGCAAATCGGGATGTTTCGTCTACGGCAGAGATCGAGCAAGCAGGATCACGCCAGAGTTTGCGGCTGCAGCGCTAAAGATGCATCGAGGCGGCATATGCTGGAAGAGTGTCGCTCGTCTGCTGGGGTTCAATACTCAGGTGTTACAGGTCGAGGCCTGGAAATATAGAGACTCACAAATCAATCAAGAGAGGGAAAGGAAATGAAACTAATAGACATTTTGGCGCGCGAGTTGAAGGAGTGGCCGAAAGGTTTTGATGATGTTGGTCAGGCAGATAGCGGAGCTTTACATCTACCCGGAATAGGTATGCATGAGAAGCATACAGATGAAACCTACACTCATGCCGATGATTGGTTTACATCCATCGTCACCCGCGCCCAATGGCAAGCCGCAGTCGATGCGCTGAAGGCGGATGAGCAGCCAGCATTTATTCGGGAGGGGCTGCCTAATATCGGAACGACCTGCGAAGGCCGTGTAAAGAATGGCGGCGATTGGCGCACCTACACGGTCAAGGCAATGTCCACTGAATATCTTATTGTCTGGTGTGAAGAAGACCTGGCTGAAACTCCTATTCGCCACTCTTACTGGGAATTTCGCCCCATCCGCACCGCCGAGCAGATCGCGGCGGAAGAGCGCAGCAAGGCTATTAGCACGATGGTGGATGCTTGCAGCAATCCTGAGTGGGTAACCACGTACGAGACGTGCGCGGCCATCTACGACGCTGGCTACCGCAAGCAGGTGCAGCCATGAGATTGACGCGCAATCAGCAGGCGGTGCTAAATGAGCTTCGCAAGATCGGTCGCGAGAACTTCTACCGCTATCGAGAGAGCAGTTCGCACCTGTACGAGGAGAATCGGCTGCGTATTGCCAAGGGCGATCAGTTTTGCGCGCATGGCTTGGGTGGCTTGTCATATCAGGTTGGATATCGCCTGAATATGACAGCCGGTGCGGTGCTAAGCATCTTTAAGGCACTTGAGCTCAAAGGGTTGGTGCTTCGCGAAACTTATAATCCTGGCTATCAACGCCCACTCTATTGGTGGCCGGTTGGCCTGGCCGAAGAATTGAGTGAGGTGCAGCCATGACCTGGCTCCTCGTCCTGGCTATAAACTACGGCTCAGCTACCCTAGGCCCGACCGAATTCCCAACCGAGCGCTCCTGCATTGCTGCGGGCGAGTCTCGGCGGTATATGGGTAAGCCGGTTCAGTTTGTCTGTAAGGAGATTCGCAATGTATGACATCGGGTATAAGATTCTTCTGACAAGCGCATTATTCTTCGTGATTTTTCTTTTGGTGGGATTGCTGGCGACAAGCAAGCCAAGGCAGCCAAAGGTGGTAGATACGTGTGCATCAGTGGTTACGGTTTGCTTTTTTGGGATTATTGCCGGATTCCTTATGATGATATGGGGCAGATAATGGCTATCAACTTCCACCTAACCCCAGTCATCGGCATCTTCAAGGTGCCCAAGCGAGCCAGCCAGGAGCGCATCGAGACTGACGCCCAGCGCAAGATCTCTGAGCTGAGCGAGAACAGCGTCAAGGCTGGCGGGAATGGGTATCGATTCGTGCGCATGGACGACGGGTATGCTATCGCCGAAGAGGTTGGGTCGACGCGGACGGTGGCGTATCAGGTTCACTATGGGATGAGTTGAGATGGAAACGATATCTGGAGCGGGCAGGTCGGACGCCTATATTTTGGGATTCAATACCCCGCTATGTAGTGAGGACGACAACCCTTGGACGCTTTGCAGTGAGAGCGGACATGACTGGCTTGAAGGCCAAATGGATAGGGAGAGAGCTTGCGATCAATTGGGATGGGATAGCGTCCCGGTAATGGTTAAGTAGCCCGCGCATTGCGGGCTTTTTCTTGCCCCCTGAAAATCACAGTGATAGACTCAATGCATTGACAATCAAGGCTCAATGCAAAATGCCTAAAGAATCGACTCGCTCGATTGACCATAACGGCTTCATGCTGATTCGGGATAACCCTATCTCGAAGATCGGCGTATACCCGTACTTGGGCAGCGAGATCCCGGTTCCAGGCCTTGAGCCGAACAAGATCTATGGCGTTTACCGTTCCGCCGAGGAGCTTGGCGATCAGGCAGCAATCGACTCATTCAAGCTGCAGCCCTTTATCGATGACCATGAGGTGCTAGGCCAGGGCGGCACTCCAGCCGAGCGCAAAGGCATTCAAGGCTACATGGGCGAGCAGATCCACTTCGATGGCACCTACCTGCGCGGCAACATCAAGATCCCATCGAGCGCGGCTCAGTCGCTGATCAGCGCAGGCAAAACCGAGCTATCCCCCGCATACCGCTGCAAGTGGGTGCCGGAAGAAGGATCGTTTGGCGGTAAGCCCTACCAATTTACGCAGCGTCAAATACGCGGAAACCACTTGGCCTTGGTAGATGAGGGCCGAACCGGTCCAGATGTTGCCATCCAAGACAGTGCTGTAATGCTTAACGACCCACACATGTCCATGACCCTAGATAGCGCGGAGCTAATCAATATGGAATTCACCCCAGAGCAACTGGCACAGATCGAGGCGATGCTCGCTAAGATGATGGCCGCCAAGACTACCGGGGATGAAGACCCGGCAGAACAACCAAGCGAAGATGCAGACTCCGTGGTGGAGCCGATGGTCGAGGTCACTCCTGAGCAGGAAGATGCAGCTCAAGAGACCGTCGCTGCTGCCTCCGAGGCTGAGAGCGCGCTGGAAGCTGCAAGCGAAGCCCTGGCTGAAGTTGCCGCCGCTGCCGAGCAGGTGGTTGCCACCGACTCGAAGGATAAGGTCAAGCAGCAGGCTGCCAAAACCAAGTTGGCGACCGCCAAGGCTAAGCACGCCAAGCTCCAAAAGGTAGCCACCGACTCGGTCGCCAAGCTGCGCACCGTGAACGACAAGTCCGGCGTCGCCGCAGACCGAGCCATCATCAAGCAACTGCAAGCCCAGATCGCCGAGCTGAGCAAGCCTCCTGTCGCCCTGGACTCCAGTAAGCTGATGGCCGAGATCGCCGATCGTGATGCCCTGGCAGGCCAACTCTCCAAGTTCGTCGGCTCGTTTGACCACTCGCGCATGACCTGCGATGCAGTGGCTCAGTACGGCGTCGAAAAGCTGGGTCTGAAGACCGCCAAAGGTACCGAGCGCATCGCTCTGAACGCCTGGATGCATGGCCGCAAGCCTGACCACGAAACCATCCACATTGCTTCCGATTCCAAGAAGACCGGCAGCGCATTGCAAGCATGGGGTAAAAAATAATGCCTATTCCAAATAGCGTTGCCAACGAGATCGTCTCGGGCATTCCTGGCGAACTGGCGTTCGACGGTCCTACCCGCGCCCTGGCTGCTCTGATCGTGTCCGGCACCGAAGCCAACAACGTGTTCGGTCGAGCCTTCACCTATGCCGACGAAGCTGTCGAGACCGTGCAGGCTGGCGGCACAGGCGGTTTCGCGGGTATCATGATCAACCCCAAGGCCTATGCCCTGGAAACCGACTACGCCCGCAACAGCACTGCTGGCGAGTTCCTGTTCATGGGTGAGGTCTACGTCGAGCTGGCCACGACCGGCGCAACCATCGGCGACCTGGTGTACTTCACCAACGCCACTGGCGCACTGGGTCACGGCACTGCGGGCGCAGGCCAAACTCAGATCCCGAACGCGGTCGTGTCTCGCCACAACGTCTCGCCGCAAACCCCAACCCTCGCCGTCATTAAATTGACCAACTAAGGACCGCTCCCATGCAATCTAAAGAGCATTTCTACCTGAGCGGTCGCGAAGCCCTGGCGCGCGGTCCACTCGCACTGGATAGCAATTCCGAGATCAGCATGCGCGATCTCCAGACCATCGGTATCAACCTGGTGGCAATGGATACCGCGCTGACTGGTCCCGCTGCTACTGGCGGCAACATCCGTGGTCATTTCCTCGAAGCGGTACTGCCTGGCATGGTTCGCCTGCTGACCCGCGTGCGCACCATCGACGAAATCACCGGCATGATGAACATCGGCAACTGGTACGACGACCAGATTCTGCAGAACGTTGCGGATTCGGTCGGCAAGGCCGAGCTGTACGGTGACACCACCAACATCCCGCTGGCCAGCTACAAGCAGACCCTGGAGCGTCGCAACATCCAGCGCTTCGAACAAGGCTTCATGGTCGGCAAGCTGGAAGAGGCACGCCAGTCTGCAGGCGGCTACGATGCCACCGCAGAGAAGCGCCGCTCGGCCATCGAGTCGCTGGAGATCAGCCGGAACCGCATCGGCTTCTACGGCTTCGGCGCACCGAACAGCCGGACCTATGGTCTGCTGAACGATCCTTCGCTGGCTGCCTACGAGACCGCTACCACCTCTTGGCTGGGTGCCGCATTCTCGGTAATCACTGGCGACATTCAGGCGATGTTCGATGACCTCGAACTGCGCTCGGGCGGCAACATCAAGGACGATACTCAGCTGGTGATGGTTCTGCCTACCGGCTACCGTGGTGTCTTGGCTACCGCCAACACCTCGGCGCGCGGCGAGACCGTTCGCCAGTGGATCGAAGAGAACTTCCCGAACGTTCGCTTCGTGTTCGCCCCAGAGTTCGTCGGCGCAAACGGTGGTGCCAACGTGGCTTACCTGTTCGCCGAGAGCGTTGATGGCGGTGACGGTGAAGGTGGTCGCACCCTGGTGCAACTGGTGCCCACCAAGTATCAAGTACTGGGCAGCGAGAACCGCATCAAGGGCTACATCGAAGACGCCACCAACGCCACTGCAGGCGTGATGGTCCTCCGTCCTTGGGCCGTGACCCGCATCACTGGCATCTAACCGTGAGGGCGTCCAGCTGTTATAGTGGGCGCCTAACCACTGGAGCGCATCATGTCCAAAGATCTGTACATCTATTCGACCCTGAGCAACGATAACAACTACCGCGTAGTTGGCGGCAAGGTGCTCGTTGCTGGCAAAGCAAACGTGACCAATCAAAACTTCCTCACGCCTCGCGGCGCGGTGACCAAGGTTACGCCTGAACAGCTTGCTGCTCTGGAGGCGAATCCTGTATTCGCCCTGCACAAGGCTAACGGCTTCGTGACCGTCGAGACTGCCAAGGTTGATCCCGAAAAGGTCGCCGCCGACATGACCGGTCGTGATCTGTCTGCGCCTGATACCGCCGAGAGCCTGGAGGCTGAAGGCGCTGCTGTTCCGGTCGACGAAAAGACCACCAAGAAGGGCAAGTAAGATGCCAGAATTCCCGCTCGCTAAATTCCGGCTGCTTTACCCGCAGTTCGATGCCGTCACGGATGAAACCGTGCATGCAGTTGCCGAGCAGGGATTGTGCTTCACTTCTGCCAGGGGCTGCACATGCTCCGAGCAGATGTGGATGCTGATGGTAGCCCACCTGTTGCAGCTGGCAGCCAATGCAGCTGCTGGCGGCAATACAGGCGGTGGTCAGCTGGCCAGCGCTACCATCGACAAGGTGTCGGTTTCATTCGTGGCGCCACCCTCGACCAGTTCATGGGCTTACTGGCTCAACGGTTCGCCGTATGGCCAGCAGTTCGCCGCATTGCTAGCGGCTTGTTCGAGTGGTGGCTTCTACGTCGGCGGCCTGCCGGAGCGCTCGGCGTTTCGGTCAGTCGGTGGCATCTTTCCAGGGCGCGGGAGGTTCAGGTAGTGGAAATCAAGCGCTCAGTCAGATCCCCAGCGATCAAGAAGGCCCTCGCCGAACTCAACTCCAAAGAGATCCGCGTGGGCTTTTTTGATACTGCCAAGTATCCAGACGGCACTCCGATTGCTTATGTGGCTGCCATTCAAGAATTCGGGCATGGGCATATTCCTCCACGCCCATTTCTTCGCCCGGCAGAGAATGCCAATGCGAGCAAGTGGCAGGCAGGCTTGGCGGCAGGCATCAAGGCTGCGCTTGCTGGCGGCATCACGATCAGCCAGGCCATGGAGCAAGTGGGTATGCTGGCCGCTGGCGATGTGCGCAAGGCGATTCGTGCAGTGACTGCGCCACCGCTCAAGCAATCTACGATCAATGCGCGCGCCCGCCGCAAGAAGAACCGCAAGGCCAGCACCAAACCGCTGGTCGATACCGGCCAGATGATCCAGGCAGTGACCTCTGCAGTGGTGGAAAAATGATCAAGCCAGAACCCCCTAAGCCGCCACCAATGCGCGTCATTAAAGACGACGGACTAGGCCTAATGGTCGGCGCAGTTATGATGCTGATCCCAGTCTGCATAATCGGCATGCTCGCCGCCAAGGTGCTCGCATGATCCCTGGACTAAACATCCTCAACATTGCCCTCGGCGCCATCCAGCCTCAGTCGCTGATGTGGCACGCTTGGGCGGGCAACACTACCAATCCGCTTGGCCAGGACATTCCATCCTATGCAGCGCCAGTGCCGATCATTGGTAGCTTTCAGCCGGTCGATGCGCGCACCATGCAGGCGATGGGTCTCGACATGACCAAGCGCTATCGCAACCTCTACACCTCCAATCCTCTTGAAGGCGTCAGCCGTGGTGAAGCGCCAGACTATGCCACCTTTGATGGTCGGCGCTACGAGGTCGCGGGTGACACTGATTGGACTCGCCAGGATGGCTGGAAGGGCATTCTATTCGTAGACGTGGGGCCAGAATGAACGAGAAAGCGCTAGGCATCTTGATCCGCCGAGAGCTACTTGCTGGCTTTGTCCGGTATGGTGTCGAAGGGCTGCAGGTGAAGCATGGCTACCAGCCAACCACCCAGGGTCGCCTTGACCGCTGCGTCTATTTCTGGGAAGCAGACGAAACCCCCATCGGCTGGCAGCACCGCACTCGCTCGCTGGATCCGCAAAGCCTCCAGTTGCGCACGTCCGAGACCCAGATCCAGTCGACCATGTTTCAGGTTCAAGCCTTCAGCCCTGACAACATCAATGACATGGCTCAGCTTACCGCTAAGGATCTTGTGCGTATGGCGCGCCAGATCGTCCAGTCGCAACCCTTCGTGATTGCGCTGACCGCTCAGAATGTCGGTATGACGCAGCCTTCGAGCCTGCGCAATCCCTACTTTGTGAACGAGCAGGATCAGTTCGAGGCAAACCCATCGTTTGACTTTACCGTTACGCATAAGCAAGTCATAATCCAATTGACAGATTCTATCGATTCACTCGAATTCAATTTACGCAGAGTATGAGGCGCAGAAATGCCAATCAAGAGCACTCGATACGTTAACATCACCAGCGGCGTAGTCGGCGCTTCCTCTGTGGCCATCCAAGCGCTAACCGGTCGACGCTTTACGGATAACCCACTGGTGCCGGTCGACCGCATTGTCACCGTGCTGAACAATGGCGCAGGCGACTACTTTGGGCCTGATGCGCCCGAGACCGATTTCGCAAGCCAGTACTTCAGCTACATTTCCCCCGCCCCAGCATCCCAGGCGAGCGAACTGCAGTTCGCTGCATACGCGCCATCTGGTCGTGCGCCAACCTTGTTCGGAGCGCGCAATACGACTCCGCTGGCAACGCTGCAGGCCGTCACTGATGGCTCGCTGTCTGTGACGCTGGGCAACACTGTAGGCAGCATCACGGCCTTGAGCCTGGCAGCCGCAACCAGCTATGCGGATGTCGCAAGCGCCATTCAGTCGGCCCTTCGTGCCGCCTACACCGGCGATCCTCAGTTCGGCTCCGTACTTGTCAGCTACGACGCCGTCAGTGGCGAGTTCCGCATCACTGGCGCCGCAACCTCTGCCGCCGCTGCAAGCGTGAACGCTTCAGGCGCAGGTACTGACCTCGGCAGACTGCTTAACCTCAATGGCGCAGGTTCTGTGGCCTCTCCAGGCGTCAGCGCTCAGACTCCGCTGGCGGCGTTCCTGGCTGCTGAACAGATCAGTGATTCCTTCGGCAGTGCCACCTTCAGCGATGAGACTGTCACTCTAGAGCAGATCGTTGATCTGGCTGCATACGTCGCCGCTCAGAACGTCAAATATCAACTATACGTCTCGGTAAGCCGCGCCAATTACGAATCGTGGGCTGCCGCGCTGCTGTCGACTGCCTCGGTGGGTCTGATCCTGAATGCTACCACTGGCGAGTACAAAGAAGCTCTGCCGATGGCGATCATGGCCGCAACCGACTACAGCCGCCGCAATGCGACCGTCAACTTCATGTTCCGCCAAGGCGCGCTGACCGGCGATGTCGTCAACGACGCAGAGAGCCGAGTGCTTGACGCTGCACGCGTGAACTACTACGGCGTGACTGCATCGGCAGGCCAGCGTATCAGCTTCTTCCAGCGCGGCTATTTGATGGGTGGCGCAACTGCACCTCTCGACATGAACGTACATGCTAACGAGCAATGGTTCAAAGCATTCCTGTCGTCCGCCCTGCTCAGCCTGGAAATCTCCAGCGGCAGCATTCCAGCAAACAACGACGGTCGCGGCCTGATCCTGGCTCAGCTATCCGAAGGCATCACGCGCGCCAAGTTCAATGGCACCATTCGCGCAGGCAAGACCCTGACCGCAGCACAGAAGATCGCCGTCACCCAACTGACTGGCGATGAACTGGCCTGGCAGGACGTACAGACCAACGGCTACTGGGCCGATGTCGCAATCGTCGAAGAAGTCGGCCCGAGCGGCATCGCCGAATATGTAGCCAAGTACACAATCGCCTACGGCAAGAACGATGTCGTGCGCAAGATCGATGGCTCTCATAACCTCGTGTAAGGATCAAAACCATGTCTTATGACGTTTCCGCTATTGGCATGAGCCTTACCATCAAGGCGAGTGTCACCTTTCCTCAAGGCTTCACGTTTACCGAGTTTGCAGATGATGCGGACGGCTGGGATGCGCCAGCGATCGACATCGCGACCACTGCGATGAACGTCAATGGCAACATGGTCGTGTTCACCGCTCCCGTAGCGATGACGCGCACCATCAACGCCATTCCAGGCAGTGATGGTCAGCGAAACCTCGCGATCATCTTCGAAGCCAACCGCGTCGGCAACGGCAAGCGCTCCGCTCGTGACAAGATCACCATCGTGGCTAACTACCCTGATGGTTCGACCGAGACCCTGAGCGAAGGCGTAATGACTAACGGCATGCCTGGCAAGTCGATCGCCTCGGCTGGTCGCATCAAGTCGCAAGCCTACACCTTCGCATTCGAGAGCCTGGCCGCAACCGCTGCCACCACTCGCACAAACTTCTAACCGCGCCGAGAGAGGGCTAAATGGATCTTATTGATGCAACCGAAGTGACGCTGACGGATATGAAGGGGGCTGAGCACAAGTACCTCCTTTCTATCCTGCCATACAAGACTGGCCGCAAAGTGGCGGCTGTATACCCTGTATCCAACATGCCCAAGGTCGGCAACTATGCCGCCTCTGAAGAGGTCATGATGGAGATGTTCCGGTTCATAGCCAAGGTGAACGAGAACGGCGATCCGATTCGCCTGACCACTTCGGCATTGATCGACAATCACATTCCCGACACGCCAACCGGCCTGAAGCTGGAGGCGGCAATGCTGGCGAAGAACTTCGATTTTTTCGGACAAGGCGGGCTTTCCGTGTTCCTCAAGCGCTTTTCGGAAACGCACCTACCGTCGATTATCAAAACGCTGACCCCATTGCTGCCGCCGTCACTAGTGCAGGACTTTGCAGCTGGACTGAACTCCAAAAAGTCGGACTAGAGGAAGTCCTTGATATGTGGGAGTCCGTCATGGTCTCCCGCATAAACGAAGCCCTGGCAGTCAAGCACGCCAACAAGAAATAGGAATCCGCATGGCCTTGCTAGACGAGCTAGTAATAAGGGTTATTGTAGACGCCAGCGGCGCCCAGCGATCCATAGACGCGACCACGAAGAAAACTGATGATCTAGCAGAAGCGGCTGCAAATGCTGCCAAATCTATTGATGAACAAGTAAAAGCTCTTGAATTGCAAGCCAATACGTTAGGGCTGTCTAGAAAAGAGGCCACTCTATACAAATTAGCTCAAGAGGGTGCTACTAAATCAGATCTAGATAGGGCGAGGGCAGCCCTTGAGACAGCCGAGGCATTTGACGATCAGACATCATCTCTAAAGAAAGTCGGAGAAGAGTCTGTATCAACTGGAAACGCTTTCGCTGGATTTGCTGCAAAGGCCCTGGGCGCCCTCACCGCCGCCCTGTCCGTGGGCAACGCCATATCTGGAGCCGTAGAAAGGGCTGCGAATATCACAGCCCTAGCGCAGACCTCTGAAGCTCTGGATGTTGCCATTGAGGACTTGGACGCATTCGGCAGAGCAGCCGTTGCTTCTGGTGGTGATGCGCAAGGCGCAATGGATACCCTGTTCGACGTTTCCGAAAAGGTCGGCGAGGCATTTGCGGATACTGAGTCGCAAGCTTACAAGTCATTCAAAGCCATAGGCGTGGCTGTCAAGGATGCCAATGGCAACGCTAGGACTTCCCTGGATACGTTTTTAGAGTTATCTAAAGCATTCGAGGGCATGTCTAGGTCAGAAGCAGTCTTCAAAATCAAAGAGTTAGGGATCACAGACAATAAAAGTGTTGAGATGATCCTGAAGGGCCGTAAAGAAGTTGAGCGTCTGATCTCAGTTCAGAAGGAGCAGGGAGTCGTCACGAAGGAATCTGCCGAGCGTGCGGTGGCGTTTCATGACGCCATGATCGCTTTGCGCGGATCCGTCAGTAACGCATCAAATTCATTTTTTGACTCGATCATTCCCGCACTCACCAAGGTAGTCGAGTGGCTGACCAAGGTTGTCGACTGGGCCGGAGAGCACAAGGACTTCATCGTGGGGTTCTTCGTCGCCATCGCAAGCGTTGTTGCTGGTGTCTACCTTCCAGCAATGATTGCCGCTGCTACAGCCACCATTGCTGCGACTTGGCCGCTGATCGCCATGGGCGTTGCAATTGCCGCAGCCGCCGCTGCATTCGCGCTCATCTATGAAGACGTCATGAACTTCATTGACGGGAATGACTCGCTCATCGGCCAGATATTCGAAAAGTATCCGCTGATTGAGCAAATCGTAATGTCGCTGGCTAACATCTTCCGCGACACCTTTCAGACAATCATGACGGGCGCCTCGCAGGCTGGCGACTTCATATCGACCGCGTTCAGTCATATCGTCCAGGCAATCAAGTTCTGCATTGAGTATCTGGTAGAGGCATACGGATCGGTTTCGGCTTTCGTCAGCGGATCAATGGGCTCCTTTGAGAGTTTGCGAGAGGGGGTGAAATCCATCTTCGCCGTGATAGTTGCTACCATTCGCGGCGCGCTTTCCTCGGTCACCGGAGCGATCGACAGTATTGGGTCGGCGATCAAGAGCGCTGCGGGCGTGGTAGGGATCAAGATTGGAGTGGATGACCCTGCACCGCAGAAGCCTCGCGTGATGCCTCCGGGTAGCGGTCAGACGGCCAGTGACGTGCCAATGATAGATGCTGCAGGTCAGCCGTATGCGCCAAATGCTCAATCTATTCAGTCGCCAGCGGCCACTATAGCCGCCATGGAGTCCGGAAACAGACAGCTGACTGCCGCCCAGGCATCCCCACTCAACGCAGTCACAAGCAGCGCAATCAGCAACACCACCAACCGGACGAGCGAGACCAGCGTCAACGTCGAGCGAGTCGAAGTGAACACCCAGGCAACTGATGCGCCCGCCATCAGCCGCGACATCGGCAGCAGCCTGAGCGACCAGCTGCGCAACCTGAACCATGAATCAGCCACGGGAGTTGAGCGCTGATGGAATACTTCGTCCCGGTCAATATTCTTGATAGCGGCAATTTCAAGATCCTGTTCGCCTCGATTCAGCCGATGCGGATTTCTGTCAGAGAGGAGAAAAAGGCGACCAGCTTTCAAGTCGAGGATGGCAGCGAGCGAAGCGACCATATCGTTGAGTCTGCCAAAGAAATTGCCATGGACTTGGTTATGGAGGGACCAGATGCCCGGTTGATGTACAGCCAAATCCTGCAGGCCTGGAAAGACAATACCCTAGTAATCGTTCAGACCAAGGTCAACAGCTATCAAAGCATGCTCATTGAGTCTATTCCCCACGATGAGGCGCCTGAGTTCGGTGGTGGTATATCGATGCCGATCCGACTCAAGGAGTGGCGGTCTGTTACGCCCCAGTATGGAAGCCTGCCGCCGAACAAGGTCAAGACCGCAAAGCAGACTGACACCGTGAAGTCAGGCCAGAAGCAAAGCGCCAAGACTTCCTCGACCGGCAGCACGGCGCCAACGCAGCGCAAGGCCAGTATCCTCTACGGAGTATTCAACTGATGGACCTGATCGAACTGGCGCAGGTGCCCAACCAGTCGTTCAGCGTTACGCTTGAGGGTGTGCGCTGGGATATCACTATAAAGCAAGCTCGCGAGGTAATGGTTGTCGACTTGGTTCGCGACTCGATAGAGATCCTTCGAGGACAGCGGATTGTCGCTGGTACGCCAATAATCCCCTACCGCCATTTACAGGGTGACGGAAACTTTCTTCTGCTCACAGATGGCGATGAGTTACCCAATTGGGAGCGATTTGAGGTTGACCAACAGTTGATCTACGCCACCGCCGCAGAGATAGCCGCGATACCTGCCGAGGCGCTACAATGGCCCATCCTTGCCGCCTACCAATCTAATCAGTTGGTGATCAACAATCTGATCATCAGCCTGGGGAATTAAATGGAAGTCAAAAATTATTTTGCCACAGATGCCAGCGGTAACATCCTTGGTGGCGCGCAGGTTTTCCTATACCTGGCAGGCACCGCGACGCTTGCTACCGGAATTCAGAACATCAGTGGCGCGGCGCTTAGTAACCCATTCACCGCACAATCCAATGGGCTTGTCCAGTTCCAGGCGCCAGATAATAATTATGACATGCGCGTAGTCAAGCTTGGACGTGACTTCACCATTCGCATCCAATGTTTTGATGGCATCGCGTTCCTGTCCGGCCAGCCTGATCGCTTGGCGGCCCTTGAGCGTGTCAGCAACGTCTATCAGTTCTCGGACTTCCAGGTACTCCAAGATGGCAAGCTGAAGAAGGCAAATATCTCCGACGTGGCCGAGACTGCTAGCCTTCGCAGATTTGGTGCGATCGGGGACGGCGCCAGCCACCCTCTAAGCGAACGCTTTAGCACACTGGCAGCAGCTCAAGCTGTCTACCCTCGCGCAACCGCACTGACTGACGAGATCGACTGGTGTGCCACCTGGGCTGCCATCGACAGTGGCATCAAGGTTATTCAGCCTGGCGAAGGCAAGTTCTTCATGGGCTCCAAGGGCGGACACCTTGTTAAAAACAAGAGCAAGGCGTTTTACGGCAATGGCGGCCAACTTACGGAGTTCATTTATGGTGGCCAGGGTGATGGGCTAAGGTTTGAACAGAATGCGGCATATGACTCTCACTGTGTTGGCGTTTTCATTTCTACGACATTACTAAACACCGGTCGAGGTTTGAGCGCCAGTTATGCAGGCTTCCAGGGAATTTATGAGCGCAACAAACGCTACCAGGTTTTCGCGATGGGTCGGTGCTCCGGCCAAGACTACTTCCAGCACGGCTGGAAAATTAACATGGAGCTTGATGAGGTAACGCTCCCGCTATTGAAAGACTTCGTTCTTATAGGGCGGAGAGACCTGTCTCAGGCGGCATCAACTGCGGCTCATTGGTGGCCATGGACGCTTCATAATTTCAACTACACATCATCTACAGGCTTGGAGCCCACCGATGGTCTGTTTGACAACGTGCTGAGCAACTACAGCCAGTACTCATTCAATGTTCGCGGCACGCTTGAAGGGATGCGGTTCCACAAGGTGATCAGTGTTGCCTGCCAGTGGGGCATCTACAACGATATGCGTGCGGTCACGGGCGATCCCACTATCAATCCGTGGCTAAACGTAACAAATAGTCATTTCAACTGCTCGGCTGGCGGAATCTATTCAACCTACTGCTACGAAGGGTGGATCAACAAAAACCTCCTGTACAAGTTCGATCAGGTCGACGAAAACTATGTCGGCATAACTACCAGCTTCGGCAACAACTGGAAAGTTAGCGGCAACCATGTCAACGGCATTGCTGGCAGCACCGGTACGGCCCGCTTCATGACCTGCCGACAAAACAACGACTCCAAGATCCATGACAACCACGGGAACTTCCTTGATGAGGGCGTAGTAGTTGATGGCACTGGCGGTATCATTGGCGTAGAGATCTACAACAACAAGTTCAAGGGCCGTGACGGTAAAGAGATCACGCAAGCTAAATATATCAACGGCGCCGACAAGCTCAAGAATCCAGCAACGATTCAGGGCGGCATCATCGCCGAGGGTTCGAATACGGAAACCGTTGCCATCGCCTCTGGCGGAATCGCTACTGTGGCAAGCTTCGGCTTGGACGACTACCCGGTCGGTTCAGTGTTCCGATTCTACGGTAACTGCCAGGTCATGAAGGGCGGCACTGCTGGCACCACCAAGCTTTATCTTGAAAAGACGGCAGGCGCGGGCAACGTTGTTTATATGGCGTCGGCAACCGGCATAGGCGTGCAAAATGACTCGCATACGCCAGGCGTTAACTGGCAGGCGAATCTCGTCGCGATCATCAAGAAGACTGTAGCGGGTCCGATCAATATCAAGTTCGCGGTATCAAGCGGAGGTTCCAACGCATCCGTAGCGATCGGTGATGGTCAGTTTGTAGTCGAGAGGATGGGCTGATGACAGCCCCTGACCTGCGCCGCATCCGCATAGGCATCGAGGTCTCCGGCCAAATCAGTTGGTACGAGGGACTTCGCGTGCGAGCGACCGGCACCAAGTACGCCAATCCTCTGCAGAACGAATGCCAGGTTACCATCAGCGGCCTTAAGGCTGCTGTGCGCGATTACATCCTGACGGAGACCAGTCCCTACAATGAAAACCGTACACCTAAGCGGCTGATTGTGGAGGCTGGCAGGGTGTCGACTGGCCTATTCCGCCTGTTCATTGGCGACATTGTGAGTGCGGATCCGTCCAGCCCTCCCGACGTAGAGATAACCATCAAGGCAAAAACCCAAAGCGTTCAGTCTGGCAATATAGTTGCTATCGGCGCGGGCGCGCTATCGAAGCTTTCCGGAATTTCGCAGCGCGTAGCAGACGAGATCGGCATTGGGCTAGCGTTCCAGGCAATGGATAAGAACATCGCCAACTTCGCTTTTTCAGGTGCCGCGATCAAGCTGGTCAACAAGCTGCAGGAGATGGGCGGAGTCAGAGCATTTATCGATGATGACTCACTGATAGTAAAAGACTATGATAAGGCATTCACAGGCCGCACAAAGATCGTCAGCCAGGAAACCGGCATGGTCGGCGTGCCGAAAGCCACAGAGAAGGGTGTAGACGTCACCTTCCTGATCGACACGGAGTCACTGCTGGGTGGCACCCTGACTCTGCGTAGCAAGTTCAACAAAGCGCTGAGCGGCGACTATGTGATCGATCAGCTCAAGTTCGACATAGCAAGCCACGACGACCCCTTCTTCTATACGGCGACTTGCACACGATATGGTTACCCGAAGCTCACTCCAAAGACCAAACAGTGACACCGCCAACGAAGACTCGTTGCCAGGCGGCATAAGCGCGGCTATCCGATCATTCCTGCTCAACGAATTCGAGGGGATGCTTCCTGCGACCGTTGTTAGCTATGACGATGCAACGAATCGTGCGGTTCTAAAGCCGCTCGTGATGATGGGCACTACTGACGGCACGAAGATATCCCGAGCCCAAGTGGCCAATATTCCGGTCTACAGATTTGGCGGCGGCGGTTTCTTCATGCGCTTCCCGATCAAGCCTGGCGACTTCGGCTGGATCAAGGCGAACGACCGCGATATCTCTCTTGTGTTTCAGCGCGGAGGCCTTGAGGATTGGCCGAACACCACTCGTCTTCATCAGTTCAGCGATGCCATGTTCTTTCCGGATACCTTCAAACAATGGGTCATCAATGGAGAGAATGCTGACAAAGCTGTCTGGCAGTCCATGGATGGCAGCAAATGCATTGCGCTCGGCGATGATGGCATCAAGCTGTCCGTTGGGGATGTGAGCATCGAGCTAACCGCTGCTGGCGTAGACATCGTCAGCCCGCCAGGAACGCTGCGTCACAACGGCATCAACGTAGGCGATACTCACCAGCACGAAGGACCTCCTACTGCGCCGCTAGGCCCAATCAGCCCAACAGGATTCCCACTGCCATGAAAACGCTAGGCACCGATATCGACAATGACATCTACCTGGGTGCGGATGGCAATATAGCCATCATCTCGGCGCTGCCTGCAGCGAGCCAGACCGCTGAGCATTATGGCAAGACCTTGCGCATGGAGATGATTCAGGAGTACGACCTAGGTATACCCTTTTTCATCACTGCCTTCGGCGCCGAAGCCTCCATTCCGCAGTTTGAAGCAGCCATGCGCGAACGCATCCTACAAACGCCGGAAGTGCTCAGCATTACGTCATTCGAGACCACACAAGACGGCGAAGTTTTGAGGTACACTGCAACCATAGAAACTAGCTATGGGCAGACCACTATCAATGGTTGACTTCAATTACATCGTCCCGACAGGCGTTATCGTACCTGACACGTCAGAGCTTCGCGCCGATGTTGAGGGTGAGTGGAAGTCAGCTTTCGGCCAAGATCTCGTCGTCACATCAGAAACGCCTCAGGGTGTGATGATCACTGCAGAGGTCGAATCCCGCGATGCTACGGTCAGGAACAATGCCGAGCTTGCGAACCAGATCAACCCGGACATCGCAGGCGGGATTTTCCTTGACGCCATCTGGCGCTTGACTATAGGCAACCGTCGCCCGGCTACGCGATCTACGATGACCGGCGTGGAGTTTCGCGGCATTCCTAGCACCATCATCCCGGCTGGCTCTTATGCAACGGTAGAGGCCACTGGAGCGCAGTTTCAGACGCTAATCGATCTGGTCATAGGCAGTGATGGCCTGGTGATCGGGGATATGCTCTCCGAGGATGCAGGGCCCATTGCTGCGCCTATAGGCGGACTCAATCAGGTCGCATCCAGCGTGCTTGGCTGGGAGCAGGTTTACAACCCAATCGCCGCTGTCCCTGGCTCCCTGGTTGAGTCTGACGTCGCCTCTCGCCGCAGACGCAGGCAGACGCTCGCACTGCAGTCAGTCTCTCTGCCAGAGGCGATCACCTCCAGACTCTACAACATCGACGGTGTTCGATCGCTGTCCTTTCGCGAGAACAGGACCAGTGACAACATGGTGATTGACGGCATAACCCTGTTACCGCACAGCATCTATGTATGTATCGAAGGCGGGACCGACACTGAGGTGGCCACTGCACTTCTGAACTCGAAAGGTGGTGGCGCGAACTGGAACGGCTCCATTGCTGTCGGGATCATAGAGCCCTTCAGTAAGCAGTCATACACGGTAAGGTTTGATCGCCCCATAGAGCGCCAGTACTTTGCCCGCATCACTGTACGCAGCACGAGCCTGGACGCACAGACGATCATTCCGGCTGCCATTGCGGCCTATACGGCAGGGGAGCTTGATGGTGACACTGGGCTAGTTATCGGCGCCGATGTGTCGCCATTCGAGCTATCCGGCGCTATCAACGAGGTCGAGCCGCGCATCTTCGTGGCCAAGGTCGAGATATCGACTGATGGCGTGAGCTGGTCTAGCAACGTCTCGCCAGTAGCCATAAACGAGGTTTCCAGGCTGCCAGAGAGCGCGATTCAGGTAGTCATTATATGAGTACTGTCCAACAGATAGACTCAAGCGTCGACCTGCTCGCAGCCATCCTGTGGCAATACGAGGAGTCCGGCAAGCTTAAGTCGATCATCCAGCAAAAGCAGGACTGGTACACAGCAAACCATTCCGCATTCTGGAGCGCATGGTATCGAGACGTTTTCAATATCGACACAGCCAATCGCTTTGGCCTATCGATCTGGGGGCGCATCCTCAACATTTCGCTCGGCGTCGAGACCACTCCGCAGGCGAACAAGGTGCCATTTGGTTTCGGCGCCAATAACCGGAATTTCAACAACGGGAACTTCGGCAGGAATCGGCAGGCCACTCAATCGCTAAGCCTTGAGCAGCAACGCCTTGTGATCAGGATGCGATATTTTCAACTCACCACGCGCGCTACGGTGCCTGAGATCAACGAATTCCTGGCTGCCATGTTTTCCGATCAGGGCCCGGCTTATGTCGTCGACAATCTCGACATGACCATGACCTACATTTTCGGCTTTGCTCCTTCGAGCGAACTGCAGTTCATTTTCGAGAACTACGATCTGCTGCCAAGGCCTGCCACGGTTGGCGTATCCTGGCAGTCATTCGATAGAGATTCGTTCGGGTTCGGCATCGAGAACCTAAACTTCAACAATGGTAATTTCGGAGCCTGAAATGCCAAGACGCGACTTCAACATTCCCTTCGCGGTTTCCGGTGATACGGCTTCCGTGCCTACCAACATCCAGTCAGACGGATCGGTCAGCCTAATCCAGGGTTACGGCTTCGACTATGAGCGCCCCACTGATGGCACCGATCCGCTGGCGAAGGTATTCCCGCGCGACGTGCATAACGGCCTGCTCAATGAGATCACTGCCTCTCTCGGCGAGATCCAACTAAACGGTCGTGCGATCTGGTCTGCGGGCATGGCGCCCTACCCTGTAAACGCAGAGGTAAGGCATCAGGACCTGATTTGGCGCAATATCATTGCCAATAACTCTGCCTCTCCAGATTCCAGCAATTCTGGTTGGGTCGCGACCGGCAGCAAGGGTCAAGCCAGATATACAGCTACCGGATCGTTTAGCTTTACAGTGCCAGCAGGTGTCACGTCTATTTATGTCGATGCTGCAGCAGGTGGTGGTGGCGGTGGCGGTGGCGCAACCTTCGCGTCCAGTCTCGGTGGTGGTGGTGGCGGTGGCGGCGGCGCAGGCCAATCACTCGTGCGCACTCGATACACCGTCACGCCCGGCCAAGTGATCTCCGGCAGCGTCGGCGCTGGTGGTGCAGGTGGCACTCAAAGCTCGGGCGATGGCGCAAATGGATCTGCTGGCGGTAATACCGTGATCGGATCGCTTGCCACCCTTAACGGAGGGACCGGAGGCCGTGGTGGTATTCGTGCAGGAGGCGGTGCAGGTGGTATCGGCGGATCACCTGGCGGGTCTGACGGCGGAGATTCGCGCGGATATGCTGGCGATGGCGGCAGCGGCGGCGGCGGTCCTTTTGGCACAGCTGGCGGTGCAGGCCGCGCTGGCGGCGGTACAGGCAAGGCCGGATCCGGCTCGGCAGCCTATGGCTACGGTGTTGGCGGGGGCGGTGGCGGCGGCACCTATGCAACCGGCACGATTGGCGCCAACGGCACCAATGGCATGCCTGGCATCGTGATCATCGAATGGTAAGCATGAGCCGATCCAACTGCATGAGCATGCTCTGCGTCTCTGTCGCGATCTGGAATTTCGTCCAGCATCGCGACATCAGCGCGAACATGTACGTCGCTGCGTTCTTCATCATCCAGGGGGCCAGCTATATCCCGAATGAGCCAAGAACGCAGAATTGGGACCGGATCACTTTAATGTGTACAATCCTGAGTGTGGCAATATGCCTCTTTTCAGCCGTAGGGTTCTTTTCAGGAACCCAGTGGATCAAGCCCAAGTCATGGTAGGAGATAGCATGGCCGATGGAATCACCACCGCCAGCGCTTCATTGCTAGTCGGCGGAACTGGAGTAGGCATCGCCGCGCTATTTCCTGGAATTGACTTGCAGTCAGTGATAGGGGCGTTCGGCGGTGCCTTTTTCTTCGTGCTCTTCGCCAAGGACATAAGCGCCTGGCAGAGGGTCGGATACCTTGTCGTCGGCTGGATCGGCGGATACTTCGCCGCAGCCGAGATGATGTCTCAGGCCTGGACAAAAACCTCGGGACTGTCTTCATTCATTGGCGGTCTACTGTGCGTTGTTGTCTGCATCAGCCTCGTGGAAGCCGTGCAGACCGGCAAGCCGCCAAAGTGGCTGACCTGGATTTTCAGCCGCTTCACGGGCCGAGGAGAAAAAGAAGCATGAGCGAACCACTAGGATTTCTGGACTGGATCTGGCTGATGGTCGATACCCACTGGATACCGATCGTTGCGCTATTCCAGGCTACTTTCTGCGGCGGCATTGCTTTCACAATCGGCTTCAAGTACCAGCGGCGCGGATCCAAATATCGATTATTGCCATCGATTTGTGCTGCAGGCCTAGCAAGCTTGTTCGCTCAACAATGGCTAAGCATTGTCGGACGCATCCTGATGTATTCGGAGTGGCCGGTGGTTTCGGTGTACAACACGCTCATATTCGGGATTCTGTTCCTGCTCATAGCCAGGTCGAGCGGCAACGTGGCCCAAATGTTCAATTTTGAAGATAAGAAGGAAATGCACGCATGACGCTGATTTCAGATATCCGACAGGGCCTGGCACTGCTACCGCCTCAGATGGGCACCAGGCCTGCGCGCATCATGCTGATCGCCATCAATGGACAGGAGAACCCTCGCCGACTTGAGCAGCAGGTAGGCGGTCCAGCGCGAGGCGACTACCAGTTTGAGAAGGGCGGGGGCGTAAAAGGCGTGATGACGCATGCCGCCTCCAAAGAGCATTGCAAAACGGTATGCAAGGCTCGCGGCGTTCAATTCGACGCAGACGCTATCTACGAGGCCATTGGAACCGATCCAATCCTTGCGGCAGCCTTGGCGCGCCTACTGCTCTGGACTGATCCAAAGCCCATGCCTGCAGCAGGAGACGATAAGGGCGGATGGGCTCTGTATGAGCGCGTATGGCGACCAGGCAAGCCACACCCTGACAGGTGGGCTGCCAACTATGCAAAAGGCATGAAAGAGGCTGACGCGTAATGTACGGCTATGTCCTTGCTGCCGCGATCGGCTTCGCCTCGGCCTGGGGCATCCAGTCGCTTCGCTGGAGCGAGGATATAGCCCAGGCTGCCCGCTCTAACTCGGAAAGCATTGCCGCCAACGTGAACGCAGTGAATGACGCGCTCATCGAGTCCAGGCATGAGACCGAGTCAATCCGCCAAACCTTCATCGATTTCAAAGCAGGTGCCAGCCGTGAGATTAACAGCCTTGAGTCTGATGTTGCTGCTGGTAAGCGCCTGCGCATCGGCGCCAAGTGTCCAGCAGTGTCCGCAACCGGAGCCAATGCCAGCGGAACTAGTACCGGAACCGCAGAGCTTGACGCCACTGCTACGCGCGCTTATTTCCAGCTCGAACGCGGACTTGCCGAGCAGTACGGACTCCTCCAATTCTGCCGACAAGAATTGATCAAGCGCAGCGCAAAAGAAAAGGCCCGCTAGGGCCTTTGTCTTATCAAGCGAATGGGTCATCCCCTTCTTCAAGCGGTGGCGGCTCATCGGCAATTGGCTCCGGATCTGCAGCCACTGGAGCGGCAGCGCGCCTCAGCCTGGCCTTCTGTCCTTCCAACAGAAGCGCCTTCTTCTCCAGGGCAACGATCACAGATTCGGCATCCGTCTCGCCAGGGCGAACCTTGGCTACCTGCTTCTCGAATGCTTCGTCTGGCCAGTAAGTAGGTTCGGCCACAGCTTGAGAGTGCTGAGGATAGTATGGCTCTACAGTCTGCACACCCTTTTTGCCTTTCTTGATGTTGACTGCAACCTTCTTAGTGCCATCTATGTGGCTTAGGTGACTGGCGCGGATACCGCCAATGGCCTCGCCACCCCAGGTAACTGTTTCATCGCAGTAGAGCACAGCATAGCGGCCGATCCATTGCGATGGGTCATTGCCCCAGCACGCGCAGAGGACGCGCAGGGATGTCTTGGAAGGCTTCCATGGCTGAGGCCATGAGTCGATCACGATGGCGACAGGCTGGTCAGCGCTGCCAGCCTTTACGTCGACGATCTTGGATACCAGCGAGCCGCCCATAATGTCGCAGCTGTTGAGCTGGTCTGACTTCGCCTGGGTGGCGCGCTGTAGTTGTTCGGCTGTGAGTGTCATTGTTCCAGTTCCATATCTTCCATCAGTTCATTTGCGGCCCAGCTAGTAACACTGGACAACTCCGACTCATCCTCATACCCAGGCCAAATGCCTGAGTCCATGCAGCGCGCATACTGATCCAACGCCTCGCGATAATGCTTACGGCCCAGGATCAAGGCGATCTCGTCGAGGTCATGCAAGACCACACCGTGCGGCGACTTCTCCTCGATGGCGACCAAGGGGAAGTCCTTGATATCCTCGCCGGTCTCGCACTTCCAGACGTGCTGATACCAAGCCACGCCCATGTAATAGCCGTAGTTCGTGATCGCTTTAGTGAACTCCGAGCCGCGCGCATCCTGGCACTTCTTCAGATCAAACGCCGAGAAACCATCACCCTTACGATCGAACCGGCACTTGATTGGCACCCCGGTCTCGGGATCAACCGAGAACACAGACAACTCATTGCGCCCAGGTTGAGCCATGATGCGCTTGAAGCGACCGTTGGCATAGGCGGCATTCTGCATGCCGATGATGCGGCGATGCTCGGGGCGTGTCAGTACGCGATGACCACCAACATCCTTGGCAAGGCCCTTGTACTCAGCCTTGACGCGATCGTCTGACTCGGCGACCAAGTAGTAGCTAGCGAAGCGGTCCGGCTCCAGCAACGCACAGTGAATCGCAGAGCCGATCTCTTTGGCACGACTGTCGTGCGCTGTCTCTTCGCGATATTTGAAGTGCGCAGGGCTTTGGCGGATCAGCTTGAGACCGGAGTTACTGGCCGCTTCGAAGGCGAAGTAGTCATCGGATAGCATGTTTTCGATGATAGGCATTAGAGCGGCACTCCGTCTGCGTCAACCTTGAGCAGCAAGTGAAGCTCTCGCTCGGTACGATCCAAATCGTTGTAGGGTCCGCCGGATAATTCACCGCTCAGGTATGATTGATGCTCACGAGTGCCCCATCCACACATTGGTGATGGGATGCCCTTAAAGTTAGCCCACACCTGCAACTCATCGGTATGCCCCCAGTACTGCACATGAACATCAATCTTGCCTTGCGCACTGATCTGCATCGCAAGCCGCTGAATGCGCGAGCACTGATCAATTTGTTCCTTAGTAGCCATTTCAAACCCCTCTCAATTCGCCGCTTTAGTAGCAGCTATAGACGCACAATAAACCTGATAATCACTATAGGCAAGCTTGAACTGCTCGACGCCGTAGCAGATGGCCGCGAACCCTCCTGAGGCGTCGACAGCCTCAAGGAAGGCGATCTGCTCGGGGCTAACCCTTGACTTTGATTTCACCTGACGTTTCATCTCAAATGCGCCAACTGGCGACCTGGCGATGATCCAGTCAGATGGGCCGGACTTCACGCCCATCTTCCTGCGCTTGGCCATGTACTGCGGCGAGGCCTTGATCTCGTTAGGTACATGAAATGCAAGCGCCCAGTCGTCCGGATGGTGAAGCTCAAGCCATCCCGCCGAATTGATCTGCTCAACCGCTTCGCTTGGACAATCACCCTTGAGATTGCCGTCGTAGATGCGAATCAAGCTGATTGCTCCTGCTCGGTGGCGAAGTAACGCCTGCCCACGGACCACTTACCCTTCGCGTTCTGCCTGGCGATGATGTGAGTAGGCACCCGGAAGATGGAAGACATTGCCACGACCTGATTGCTCGTCATCCGCCTAGCTATGGCCTGGCCCTTTGGCGTATCGACGTGCTCCTTGACCAGATTGTTGTAGTAGATCCGCGTGTTAATCACCGCCTTCGCGCCAGCATTTGGATAGTAAATCTCTATTGGCTCCCTACCGTCTGATAGTTTCCATTTAACGTAGAGCGCACCTCCAGGCCCGGTAGCGAGATTCATACTGACCACAGGTATCGCCTCGGCGTCCTTGAAGTGCGTCTTGCTCAGCTTCTCATTGGGGTCGATCAATTCGGCTTGGCATTTGGCATTTCGGCATTGCCTGGCGACTACATCATTCTGCGTCTGGCAGTGAGGGCAAAGCCTGAACGACCAGAAGTGATCGCAGCGCAGTTTCGTGCTCTTATCCACCTGAATGCAGCGGCGTGCATGCATCGAGTTCTCAGCCTTGCACTTGGGGCACTGGATCGTCTCATGCTCCTTCTTGGCCCGCTCAAGCTCAGCCTGCTCAAGCACTGGGTTTTCATACAGCTTGCCCAAGCGGTCCATTACGCTGGCATAGTCAAGGATCAACGCATTAGGCTTATCGCTGGCCGCAATCAGGTCTTTGCGCTCATCTGCTGTCAGTGGATCTCGCTCGATCATCGGCACGTCATCGGCGCCGATTAAGAGGCGCAGGACACGCCCTATCGCCTGAGTGAGCAAGGTCAGCGTACCGATAGGCCGCATGAATACCAGCGTGTCCCACCAGGGCACGTTGACGCCCGTAGTCAGCACGCCGACGTTCACCGTGTACTTGATCTCGCCTGACTGCGCAGCCTTGAGCAGCCGAGTCTTGTCCTTCTCCGGTGTAGAGTCCACGATCAGCCCTATCGATGCCGGATCAACCCCCAAGCGCTCCAGCATCTTGACGATGTTGCGAGCATGCTTCTTGGTCGAAGCGAAGATCAGAACGCCCTTGCGAGGCGCGGCGATAGTGATTACTTCGGCCAGGATCTCCGCCATCAACTGTTCTGATTCGGTGAGCTTATTCAGTTCTTTCTCATCGTCGCGATCCCAGTCCGCGAGCGAAAAGTCATAGCCCTGGACCGAATGCGCACCAAACTGAGGCGGCACCACCCAGCCTTCCTCAATCATGAACTCAGTAGAAACCAATCCATTACCAACGCCGCCCTCTGGGTAAAATGGATCGCCAGGCTCGATAGACGCGAAGCCTGACCAGAATGGACCAATGATCGAATCCAGTGATCGGAAGGGTGAGCCGGTGAACCCAACCAGGCGCAGATGAGGCTTCAGTCGATAGAAGTGCAGAATCGTCTTCATGAATTGACTTTCACTATCATCCCATCCGACCTGATGGCATTCATCTATCAGAATAAGGTCAGGATGCCAGGATTTATCAGGCCCGAACCTTTTCTCTAGCGCACGCGCAATGGTGCCTTCCGTGGCATAGACCACGTCGTAGTAGAGCGATTTTCTGCCGCCGAATGCAGAAGCGGAGTAGACGCTGCTCTTGAGATCAATTGACCAGGCGGCCTCCGAATTTTGCTCACAAAGGATGCCGCTTCGCTGTATGACAAGCACACGCACGCGATTACCTTTGGAAGCTCCAGACTCGTAAACCGTCTTTGATAGCTCGCATAGCATTACGGATTTGCCGGAAGAAACTGATGCGTTCACTACTACAGGAGGATGGATTTTTAATCCGGCGAATTCAATGCTGGCCTTGGTACGCATGTGTTTCAAGCAGGCCGCATGAACAGGTTTCTGAAAAGCTAATAACATGAACCCCCCCCTCAAGGCATTTCAGGCCAAAACCTGTTGCCCTTCTTAATGTTTTCCAGCTTTGAAATTATTTGTAGATTCGCTTCGCAGTGAAGCCCACAGACAAGCTTAGAGTTAAGCGGGACTATATGGTCTACTTGGTAATCTTTTCCCGATATGCGCGAGGCCAGATAAGCTCTCCTGTAAATCTTATCTATTGCCTGATGGTCAGCCCATCCAGGTACTGCCCGGATCTTAGCAGACCTCCTTTTTGCATTTATTCTACGAATAACGAATCTGTTATTTTTACGATAATTCCGATCAAATTCAGAAATCTTCTTTTTATTTTTTGCTCGGTACTTAAGCTTGGATATTAAAATTGATTTTTGCTGATCATGATCAATATTTCTTCTGAGACTAAGAACATAATCTCGGTTACTCCAATACCAATATTTGCTTCTAAGGGCTACCAAGCGCCTGTTTATCCTGGAATATTCTGCCCTTTGCTCGGATATCTGGTCTGCATTCTTTACCCTATACGCCTCCATCCTTTCTTTTATCGCGATCTTGTTAGCCAATGCGTAAGATTTGTATTTTTCAGCCGCGCAAGATTTGCAGTAGGACTGAACACCGCTAGCCCTCCGCTTACATTTGCTGAAACTTTCTAAAGTCTTGAACGTGTCGCACGATACACAAAGGCTAAAGGTTGACATCATCAGCCTCCGGCACATCAGCGATCGCCATCAGCAACTCAGCCAGGATTCCCGCATCAACCTCGACACGCTCAGCGCTGTTGCCGAGAATTATAGACTCCAAGAGCGACGGCTCAATGGACTTGTAGACAGCCCTGGCAGCCCATTCCAGCGCATCGGGCATCTTTGCCTTGACCTTCTTGACCTTTGGCTCTTTCGTAGCGGCAGCGGCTGTTACACGGTCTTTACCAAGCTCTGCAGCTACATCCTTGCGGCGCTCGATCTCGGCTGGAGCATCCGCCTTGAATTCACGAATGATCTTGACAGCTTCGGTTGGCGAAACCACGCCAGCGCTGACAGCCTGGTGCACCTCTTCGCCGCCATCTGCGAGCAGTAACATCTGGTCGACGTGCGCACGCGAGCGATTCACCATCTTGGCGATCTCGGCAGCGCTGAGCGAATCCATGTCGCGCATGTCGCGGTAGACCTTGGCCTCACCTACCTTGCTCAAGGGGAGCTGGTTGTTGCTGGTCACGATGCGCGCGCGACGCTCGGCCATGGTGCCTTTGAATGCGGTGGCGCTGATGTATTCCAGCGGCTCACCGTCGACCTGAGCGCCTTCAAGCAGCAGTTCGCGGTAGCAGGCAGTGCGGCAGTGACCCTCAACCACCTCGGTGGCGCCCGTCTCAGGATTGATGGCCACTTCGATCGGAGGCAGCTTGCCGCCAGAGAGAACAAAGGTCTTCATGGCGTCGATGTGCGCGCGCAGCTCTGCAGGATCGTTGAAGCGGCGACTGTCATTGAAACCCTCAACGATGACCAGGCCGTCGATCTTGACGCGGAACAGGTCGCCACGTTTGACGATCTTGTCGCTGACCAGCTTGTTCATGGTGATTGGTGCGTTCATTAACTTACCTCTCTGATTTACATTCATCCCGCTATAGGCCATACTATAAGCCAGCAATTAATAACTATCAAGGGCGCTATCGTGAATCAACGAAAAAAACTGGACGACAAGCTCGACGCAACCGAGGCAGGCCGCTCGCTCAAGCTGGCGCTGGAGAAGGCAGGAGGGCCCAAGGGTCTGCGTGATCTGCTATCTATCCCCAAACAAACCGTCGACAACTGGATATACATACAGAGCCGCGTCAGCCGTCGCGGCGCCATCGCCATCGACGCCCTAAACATCGGCGTCACTAAAGAACAACTGCGCCCGGATGTGAAGGACTGGACCGCTGCAGGCATGCCGCAGAAATGCCATGCCGACGAGGCTGCCAAAACTCCACGAGGTCGCGCCTTACTCAAGCTGCTCGAGACCACCAATGGTAGCGCAAAGGCATTTGCCAGGCTCATCGGCGTCCGCTCGATTGCCATGTGGGTTGAGCGTGGCTATGTACCGCAGCGGCATGTGGATCGCATCATTGCGCTGCCTGAATTCAATGGCCTGACGCGAGCAGATGTGCGGCCTGACTTGCACGAGTTGGATTACGAGGAGAGCGCGGCATGAAATCGAATCACAGCCATTACTTCAAGGATGTTGCAGGTCTTGAGCAGATCGATGTATATCGGGTCTTGGCGCTATTTAAGGTGAGCGACCCATGCATTCAGCACGCCATCAAAAAACTGCTTTGCGCTGGCCAACGAGGATCTAAGTGCGTGGCCAAAGATGTTCAGGAGGCCATAGACGCGCTTGAACGGTCGCTTGATATGCGCACAGAGGACATCCTTTCTGCCAGGCCTACTATTGAGCCAGTCATCAATGGCTAACTACGACTACAAGGACGTATCCAGCGCCGCAACAGGCTTATGGGATGCTATCCTGCCCGCCATGGGCGTAGAGCTACGCAAGCTCGACAAGAACGGCCCTTGCGTGCTGTGCGGAGGAAATGACCGCGCACACTTCTTCGAGCGCCAGGGCCGCATCATGAATTACTGCCGCCACGGCTGCGGTAACTCTGGCCCTGGCAACGAGGTCAGCACTCCCGAGCATCTACTCATGGAGGTCAATCGTTGGTCATTTCCCGAGATGGTTGCGGCGGTTGCCGAATTCCTCAATGTCACGCCACGCGAACAGCTTGACCAATATCGCGTCATCGCCGCCACCCGAGTGCAAAAACAGCTGGTGCGACCAGACACTCACATCGAAAATCCCGAGCGCGCCAAGTCGCTGCTCGCCCAATGCACAGATATCGAAACCCACATGTACCTGCTTTCCAACAACACCGCCGCATTCACAACTCAGAGATCTCTCAAGGACACGCTGGTCGTACAGCTGCACAACCAAGCGGGCGAACTGGTAAACCTTGCCGCCATCAAGGCCAATGGCGATATCCGCTATTGCGCCCAAGGTATCAGCTATGGCGCCATAGCCACCCTTGAGCCCGCGCACGAGCCGGATGGCGCAACGCTTCTGACCATCGACTATGCCGAGGCCTGGCGGATATGGTGGATGATGAAGGGCAAGTCCAAGGTCATCTGCGCCATGAGTTGGGAGAATGCCAAGTGGATTGCAGACAAGCAGCGCGAACGATTCACGCACGTCGCATGCGGATCCGAGCACGCCGAATACTTCGAGGACTATGGCCACGAGGTGATCTTGATTCCGGCGCCATACGCTGCTAAGGTGGCCTGAGCGAGCGCCATCACCCTCTCTGGTTAGCTCGCGGCCTCACTTCGGTGGGGCTTTTTTATGGGCGAAAGAAAGCCCGCGCATGGCGGGCTGAGTGACAATCCTGAATCTATTTGGCGAGCAATTCCTTGGCCTTCTCCGGAGTGGCGCAGAAGTAATGGTCCTGGGTTTCTACTGGCTGGGAGTTGATAGCCTCTGCGGTGCCATCGCAGAAAGCTACGCCGACATGATCATTGCCGAAGCGGGCGATCTCAACGACCTGAGAGTCGCCGAAGTTGCCGTAGATGGTGGCCAGGAGCACAGCGGATGTGACGAATGACATTGTGAATCCCTCTCTGTTTGTGTGCGCTGACTATAGCGCCTTGACTATCGGATAGCAACTATCCAAGAATTCTTTTGATCTCAACCTTCACTGCATCCTGATCCGCGCACCTCGCAGGATCACCACCATCCACCGAAAGCCAGTACGCAGGCTCAGGCGTCAGTGACTTATACAGCCTGAAGCGGCCCTGAACCCAGGTGTTAGGGCCTATTGATTGCCAGGACATGGCTAGTCCTCGGGGTAGGGGTTGGGTTCGGCTGGGTCACTGGCCTCAATAGATCCGCTTCCACCACAATCAGGGCAAGAATCCATGTTAGGTTCCGGAGGCTGCCATTCGCCGAAATATTGATAACCTCCTACGAATACCTCTCCTGAACCGCCGCAAGTCTCGCACTCATCATCCTCTGGCGGGTCTAGTGGGCGGTCGCCGATGTAGATGCGGTTCATTGGTCATTCCCTCTGACTTTTAGATTCTTTGGAAGTGCCGCCCAACTAGCTGGATGCATAGCGCCCTTGCTGGTATTGCATGCAGGACAAAGCAGCATGAGGTTAGATGGCCAGTTGGTACCGCCCAACTTTATTGGGACTATATGATCAACATGATAGCGCTTAGATATATTCGTGGAACACCAGAAGCATCTGCTGAATTGAGACCGCATCATATTAACTATATCTTGCTTCGAAAAAAATCCCTCAAGTTTTGACCTTCTTTTTACTCTAGCTATCATCTCATCCCTATTGGCTTGATAATGTTTCCTCTGAGACTCCCTTGTCTTCTCAGGAAAATTTGTTCTATACCTAGCCATATATTCGCGCTTTTTCTGTAGATGCTTTTGGCTGTTTATCCTACTAATTTCAGCATGAAACAAAGGATCTGAAGCATACCTATCTCTCATTTTTATCCTATGACAAGATACACAATTTCCATTTTTTGAATACCTTATATCTATATGTTTTCTGCAGCAAGGCAGCCCAGTAAAATAATGAGAAAGCCCAAACTCTATTGCCACCCTTCTTGATATTAAATGAGCAATCATGGTCGGTAGCCTGGGGTTTTTATGGTCCAGATGCGTTTCATTGCTCCAGCCTCTTATGGAATGATTCCAAAGCCTGCTTGCGGCGGTTGATAAAGTCCTTCTCGACCTTAGCGTACTTGGAGCCCTTACCCGCTCGATCGCTAAAATATTCAAGCCAGAGCTTTGGTGAAAATCTGCAGAACTCCTCGATCTGCATACGAAGGAATTTGCATTTCATTTGCAGTGCAAATTCCTCTTTTTGCATGTCCAGCATTTCCGAGCGCAGAGTCTCAAGCTCATTCTTGAGAGCATTGATGGTTGCGTCCTTTGACCGTGATGAAAATATCATGGCTTCACCTTCAAGCCTGCGGCTTCAATGGCTTTGCGCGCCTGATCCAAACCCCGCTCAACTCCATCGGCAAGGCCTTCTCTGTAGCTGCTTGAATTTCGAGGTGCCGCCTCCGCCTCCGGGAGCTCAAACACCACGGCGGCGCGCGAGGCTTGCCATGCTTGATGAGCCAGATGAGCGGGGAATTCTTTGAAGCAATTACGCTCAGCCTGCCACTCTGCTTCGAGTCCATGCTCTTCGAGAAGCCAGACCTCGAACTCTTCGCGCATCTTATCGATACTCATTATTTCCCTCTCCATTCAGATTTGCACATCGCCCACGGAAATAAATTTCCCGTGCTTCATGAGATAGCCCTTGTCTTTGCTCTTGGCCAGATTGCGTGAAAATGACTTCCGCGCACTGTCCGGCTTGGTGCCCTCGGAGATCTTCTTGCCCATGAACTCCTTCTTGAGGTCGTCCTCGGTCATAGACTTACCGCTGGCCGTGTTTGCCTTGACGATGCGGACCAGGTCTTTCAGATCGCCAACCTCGAACACGGTCATTTCCTCGTCATCTTCCTTGTCCGGATCCGCCATTGAGCCCTTCGACTCAAGGATGGGCACCAGGCTTTTGCGCTCGCGATCCTTGTGATCCTTTATGCCCAGATGAACCGACTGCAGCGCAAAGCGCATGTCCTCCGCCTCGTCGATGTCCTTCTGCTTCTCGTTCCTGAAAAGCGCCTGCAGATGGTTTGGCCGCG